ACCTTGTTTTGTATATCTTTTCTTCCATCGAAGTAATCAATTACTTCACCTTTGGCATTGATACCCATAGCATTGATAGTAAAATCTCTTCTTTTGGCATCTTCTTCGAACGAACCTGAAAGAAGAGATTTTACTATCAATGCTATGGGTATCAATGCCAAAGGTGAAGTAATTGATTACTTCGATGGAAGAAAAGATATACAAAACAAGGTTATAAAGACGGTAGGAGATCCAAGGGAACGCTTCGGTGAAGATTACTTGAGAATGCTTCGTGGTCCTAGATTTGCTTCAAGACTTGGAATGGAAATTGAAAAAGGAACTGCAAAAGCAATACAAAAGCTATCACCTAAGATACAGGATCTTGCGCCTGAAAGAGTAAAAGACGAACTGATAAAAGCAGCTAGTCAAAGTGGAGATAAGTTTGCAGATTATATATTGATGTTGGATAAGCTGAAACTTCTTAAATTCATTTTACCTGAAGTAATGAACCTGAAATATTGGAAAGAAAATTTAAGACATCATCCTGAAACGAAAGGCAAGGGGGGAACTGTATATGCTCACGTAATCGAAGCACTACGGGCAAGCAATACGATGAATCCGATTGCGAACTTAGCTATTCTGCTTCACGATGTAGGCAAGGGAGTTACCTTTTCACAAGAAAAAGGACTACCACGTTATCTGCAACATGCTAGAGCATCGATTGATTTAGTAAATGCGATTGCCGATAGACTGAGAATGAGCAACAAGGAAAAGGAAGCACTGATATTTGCAGTAGGCAATCACATGAAGTTTCATAAGATACTTGATATGAAACCGTCAAAGATTGCCAAGCTAGTAAACAACGATAATTGGGAAGTACTAGTAGCAGTCGGACGTGCAGACGAACTTGCAAGAGGAACAATGTTCAAACATGCAGGGGAGTTCGAAAAGATTGTTGACAAGGCAGTAAAGGTAAAGGAAAAATATGGTATGAGTCAAGTCAATAATCAGCTTAAACTAGTCGATGGAAAAAGAGTTATGGAACTTACAGGTGAGTCTCCCGGTCCTAAAGTTGGTGAGATAATTCGAAAGGTAACTTCATGGATTATGGACAATAATATAGAGGATCAAGATAAGATAGATGCAAAAATAATGGAGATGGTTTAATGAGATTCAAGAGATATATCATAAATGAATTATCTATGAAAAAAGGAACTGAAATATCTCCTGCTAAAGTTTCAAAAGAAGTATATGAACAAACTATATCACTAGAAGATGGTTTAATTTTTAAATTTAAAGCATATTATTTTAGGTCAGATGATATGTGGGAAATAGTTTTCGAAGATGAAGAAAAAAGAACATATCAAATAGGAAAAAGAAAAGGCGCAGCATTGGAATTATTTGCAGCATTAGAAAATGTACTAAAAAATTTCATATTAAAAACTTTACCAAATAAGTTTAGATTTACAGCAGATGTAGAAGAAAAATCAAGGGTAAAATTATATGATTTGATAGCTAAAAAAATAGAAAAAACACAAGGGTTTAAATACACAAGAGAAAAAAAACCAATGGCAGTAGCTTATACATTTAAGCATTGGAGTGTTCAAGAAAAAGTTGGTGCTTTCTATATTTCTTCGGATGTAAAAAGAAAGTGTCCACCGGGATTTAAGTTCGATAGAAGTCAAGGAAAATGTATAAGTAATAGTGGGAGCAAAGAATGAAAGAATATTTTTATTTTCAAGTTTTTAGAAAAACGATTATTCAATTTCTAGATGCATTCAATGATATCAAAGTTGCAAGATATACACCGAATGGATCGGCAATCGAAAAGTATGTTACAGTACCGATTAAACTAGCAACAAAAGAAAAATTTTGGTATTGGTATAACCAAAGAAAAGATGATGAAATGTTGCCGATGATTACTGCATGGATATCTTCAATTGATTGGGCAACCGATAGAACGGTAAACAGCTTTTTTGAAATTTGCATATCGGAAGATTCAGGAAGCTATGAAGCACAAAGATATTTACATCCCTGCCCTTACAATCTAGGTGTGCAGATGCAGGTATGGTCGCTTCACATGGTAGATATAGATCAGATAATGGAGCAAATACTACCGTTTTTCTGCCCTAACATTTTTATTAGAATTCGTTTGGATGAACTAGATATAGAGTTCGATGATAAGGTAGTATTCAGAAGCGCAACGCCTGAAGTAAGCTATGAGATAGACGATGATAATTACCGAGTGATTAACTATACGTTGGATTTCGAAATTCAAACGTGGTTTTTCAAGCCAATCGAAACATCCAAGTTGATTGGAACTATCTATGGAAACTTAATACCGAACACGGATAGTTCTTCGCTATCAGGAACCGTTACAGCAGGTGCTTTTCCTTCAGGTGGATTTGATAATGTAGCAACAATGCAAATAATTGGAGATGTAGAGGAAGGAGAAAAGATTATAACTTATAACTTATACGAACCGGGATTGAAAGAAACCAATCCAACGTAAGGAGAAGTACATGGGTCCATATCCTGAAACATTTAGAATGAAAAAGCATTATCTAACCGAAGGAACTTTGTCAGATAAAATATACAAAGCATTGAGTAAAATTCCCGAATTCAAGAATCTATCAATGGACAGACAAGGCGAGATAATTGTAAAAGTAAGCAAGATGATAGGTGGTAAGTAATATGGCATTAGCATGTGGCAAATCCAATTTAACTAATTTAGACAAGGCAGCGCCGAATAATTATCAGCTAATTTTTCCTGCATTGCCTACCGAAGATAGCATATCAGCAAACAACCCGTTTGTGTTGAATATCTTTTCTGCCGTTATTCCTTCAGTTTCAATTGCAGAGGAAGAACTTCGGTGGCAAAGCAATAAAACAAAACGTGGATTGATTCCAATGGAATTCGATGCGTGGTTAGTAAATTTTGTTGTCGATTCTAATTTTGAGAATTGGAAACTGCTTTTCACATGGATGAGTTATATAAACAACAATTGGAATAAGATTGCAGAAGAACACAAAAACTATGCAGTCGATGCTTCTCTAGTAATCACGAACAACTATAGAAGACCTGTATTGAATATTGTCTTCGTTGATATTTGGCCGAATAACATAGGGGAAGTAAGTTTAAGTCAACGTGAAGGAGATATTCAACTTGAATGTATCGTTAATTTTACCTACGATTACTTCTATATAAGGGATTAACTTTACTTAATATCCTCAAAAATCGAACAAAAAAATCTAAAAAACATAAATATATAATGAATAGAGTAAGGATTTGTATATGTTTACAAGGAGATAAACAAGAAAAAGAAATTATGTTAAGTCCTTACAAGTACAAAATGCTTCGCTATAAGCGATAAGGAGGAAATAATTATGGCAATGTATCTTAGTCCTTTAGTAGATGTAAATGAGATTGATTTGACTACCACAATTCCTGCGGTAGCAACCTCCATAGGTGTGATTGCGCTTCGGAACACTTGGAAAGGACCGGAGTTAAAAAGACAACTTGTAAATTCAATTGACGAATTAACCGAAACTTTTGGAAGACCGTTAGATAACTCTTATGAAGATTTAATGGCAGCAGCAGGATTCCTACAATATGGTAACAACCTATATTGCACAAGAGTTCTAGCTCCAAGTGCAACCTTTGCGGGAGCATATGGAACCATTCTATCAGGGTCTACTTTAACTCCGTATGTAAGCGGCAGTGCTTATGTGCTTTCGGATTTTGAAAGTGAAGATCCCGATGAATTCAACGATGAAGAAACAGTATTCGATGTTGGCAGACCGGACAATGGTTCGAATATGGCGTTTATCGCCGCTAGCCGTGGAGAATGGGGTAATTTTGTTCAGCTTGCTATCGTGGGTAGGGATACTTACAACGCAGTCCGTAGAGGCGATACAGCGACTTCTATCGGCATTTCTGCAACGCTTTATGATGACCTAGTAAACAGTATTGATGTTCTGTTTTCAGATGACAACCAATTTCTAGTAATCGTGAAAGCGGCAGATCAGGAAGACGTTACCAAACGAGTTGTTCCTTATTCGATTAAGGAAAGTTTTCTTGTGAGTAGCGATCCACAAGAAGTTGATGACGAAGGAGCAAATATTTATGCACCAACGTTTATCAACCAAAACTCTAGTTTTATTAGAATGGCAGTTGCAGGGTCATTTAGACTTAAAGATTTTAGCCGCAAGTACATGGTAGATTATACCAACTTTGGTGGTGGTGTAAGAAATCAAGGCGATTCCGTACAGGATGGGGATATCATCGAAGCATATGAACTGTATCAAGATCCTGAAGAAATCGATGTGAATCTTTTCATCGATGCGAATAAGTCAACTACTGTAAAGGATATTATTCTTTCTGTTTGTGAAAGCAGAAAGGATTCAATTGGTGTTCTAGATGTTCCGAAGTCATTAGTCTACAACAACAAGGGAAACGAAGTAACCGACTGTAGAGACTACAGACTAGGACTTCATGCAACTTACAATTTCAACGTCAATTCAAGTTACGTTGCAACTTACGCAAATTGGCTTGAAGTATTTGACAAATGGAATAACAAGTATCGATGGATTCCTGCTAGCGGTCACGTTGCGGGTATCTATGCGAATACGGATGATGTAAGTGAAGCATGGTTTGCCCCTGCGGGATTGAATCGTGGTATTCTACAGAACGTTCGAAGACTTGCTTTTAATCCACCGTTAGGGGAAAGAGATATCCTTTACAAGAACGGATTGAATCCAATTGTAAGTTTTGCAGGGCAAGGCAAAGTGGTTTGGGGTCAAAAAAATATGCTAGATAAAACTTCTGCATTCAACAGAATCAATGTACGAAGACTGTTTATCATTCTTGCGAAAGCAATTTCAACTTCACTGAAGTTCTTTCTATTCGAACCGAATGATACTTTTACTAGACTTCAAATCATCAACCTGATTGATCCGTTCCTACGGGATATTGTAGCGCGAAGAGGAATTTTCGATTATCTGATTGTATGTGATGAAAGAAACAATACACCCGAAAGAATTGATAGAAATGAACTATGGTGTGATATTTACGTGAAACCCAATATTTCCTGTATACGTCATTTCGTCCATTATGCCGCTTGTGCCGCCACTAGTTCAGTAAAGCTAGCTCCGGTCTTAGTAGCAATCAGGTTAAGTACGATGAATTCTCCCGGTCTAGTCGGTTTCACGTAAATATCACACCATAGTTCATTTC